ATTTGGGACTTGGGTTGGGCTGACAGTACCGCCATCTGGTTTGTGCAGTTTATAGGCGTGGAAATCAGGGTTCTGCGCTATATGGAAGACTCACAAAAGACTATCAGTTATTACTTGGCTGAAATTCAGAAGTTTGGCTATGTTTACGATACTCATTATTTGCCCCATGACGCTGCAAGCAAGAATTTAGGAACTGGCCGATCGATTGAGGAAATCGTCAGGGCAACAGGGATGAACGTTAGGGTATTGGATCGAGTGCCAATTGCGGACAGTATTAACGCTGCCAGGACAATATTCCCAAGGTGTTACTTTGATAGGCAAAATACAACAGATGGCTTACAATGTTTACGACACTACAGGTATGAGGTTGACCCTGACACCAAGCAATTCAGTAGAACGCCATTGCATGACCAATACTCGCATGGTGCTGATGCTTTTAGAATGCTGGGATTAATGGTTCAAGAGCCTAGAAAGCCTGTTAAGAAGAAGGCAACGTACGATTATTCAGCAAATTGGATGGGATAAATTATGTCAGACTACCAAGACGATTATGATCCACGCATAGACATGGCCAAGAAGTTCTTGAAACTGGCCAATGATGCTGACACAAACAATCGTTCAGAAGCCCTTGAAGACTTAAAGTTTGGTTCTGGTGACCAATGGCCGGTAGAGATACAAAACAGCCGTAATCTTGAGGCTAGACCCTGCCTGACGATCAATAAGGTTGACGCTTATGTGCGTCAGGTGACCAACCAGCAAAGACAACAACGTCCGCGGATCAAGGTTCACGGCATGAACAGTCAGTCAGACGCTAAAGTGGCCGAGATTCTGACCGGCATTTGTAGGCACATTGAGGTCAATTCAGACGCTGACCACGCTTACGACAATGCTTTTAACTACGCCGTGCGCTGCGGATTTGGTTATTGGAGGGTCACAACTGACTATATTAGCGACAAAACGTTTGACCAAGACATCTTCATTGAGCAGATTCATAATCCTTTTACAGTCTATTTTGACCCCAATAGCACGTTACCAGATGGATCAGACGCTGAACGTTGCCTGGTGACCACTGTAGTCAGCAAGAAGGAATTTGAGAAACTCTACCCCGATGCCGATACCGGCGTTGGCTTTACCCAGCGCGGAACTGGTGACAGTAACGCCGAATGGGTGATGAAAGAAGATATCAGGATTGCCGAGTTTTGGTATACAGAGCACATTAAAGACACGCTTTTACTGTTGTCTGACGGCACAAAGATATTTAAATCCAAAGCGCCAAGCAAAGATGACATGATTTTGCTTGGGCTACAAATCGTTGACGAACGCCCAACCATGCGGAAATTGGTCAAGATGATCAAATGTACAGGTATTCAAGTTTTGGAAGAATACGATTGGCCGGGCAAGTTTATACCGATTGTTCCAGTCTACGGCGAAGAATTTGTTGTTGACAATAAGCGTAAAAAGTACGGCATGATTCGCCAGGTCAAAGACGCTCAGAGGATGTATAACTTCTGGAAGACGGCCATTACTGAATCTGTTGCACTAGCGCCAAAGGCCAAATGGTTGCTTGCTGAAGGCCAAGACGAGGGCCACGAGAACGAATGGGCGCAGGCTAACATTAAGTCCATGCCAGTCCTTAGATACAAGCAGAAGGACATCGAGGGCGTGCCAGCTCCCGTGCCTAGTCGCATTCAGCCTGAGTCACCTCCCGCTGGCATCATGGCTGCAGCAGACGGCATTAATCAAGATATGCAAGCCATTTTAGGTATTTTTGATCCTAGCCAGCAACTCGCAGGGAATATGTCTGGCAAGGCTTTAAACGGCCAACAACAACAAGTTGACCTGACAAACTTCCACTATTACGACAATCTAACGCGATCCATCAGGCATACCGCCAAGATCATTCTTGATCTAGTGCCTACTGTTTATGACACGGCTAGAGTAATGCGGATTATTGGTGACGATGGCCAACCTGATTTGGTTGAGATTAATAAGCGTGCCCAAGACGAGCAAGGTGTTCAAAAGATATTAAATGACGTAACTGTGGGCGAGTATGACGTTGTAATGGATACAGGACCAGGCTACAACTCTAAGCGCCAAGAAGCCGTAGAAACGATGTTGCCTTTGTTATCTGCTGACCCAGCATTAATGAACGTGGCGGGTGATTTGGTCTTCAGAAACATGGACTTCCCTGGCGCTGATGTTATTGCAGATCGTTTGGCAGCATCCAACCCAATGGCACAGATTGACGATAAATCGCCCATTCCCCCACAGGTTCAGATGCAACTTAAGCAGTCACAGGCCACAATCCAACAGCTTCAACAGCAGTTACAGGGTATGCAATTAATGCTTAAAAACAGGGCTGATGTTGAACAACTCAAGCAAGACGCTGAGACCAAGCGCACCCTTATCAAAGAGACTAACCGCGCCCATGACATTGAATTGCGTGATCAACAGAAACAAAAAGATACAGAAATGCGTGTCCACACAACGGCACAAGATACTGTTCTTAAGACACAGACACAATTGGAAATCGAGCGCATGAAAGCCGATTTAGCTGTATATCTGACTCATTTAGACCGATTAAGCGAACGTGAAGCTAGAGCAGAAGCCGTTGAGCGTGCTATTTGACAAAGTAATTCTTTCGTGTATATTTACACAAAACCTTACCCGCGAGGTTCACGGGGTTAATTCTTAGGGTAAACCTATGTCTGAAAAAGAAGCGTCATCAGTATTGACGAGTGAGAACTCAGCTGAGTTTTATGCTAATAAACTTGGTTTAGCTGACAGAAACGATGATGTGGCGGTTGAGGATACTCCCGAGCCATCAGAAGTTAAAGATCAGAGTGAACCAGAGGCAGAACAAAGCAAACCTACAGAGGAAAAGAAGCAGAACCCTAAGTTAGAGAAAAGGTTTTCTGAACTGACAAAACAACGCGAGCAAGCCAAGGCAGAAGCGCAAGCAGAACGCCAACAGCGAGAAGCGTTGGAAGCAAGGTTAAGGGCTTTAGAGCAACAGGCTGCGCCACAACAGGCGAAGAACATTGACGAAGAACCGCAACCTGGTCAATTCCAAGATGCGTTTGAGTACGCAAAGGCATTGGCGCAGTATTCAACAGAAAAAGCCTTACAACAACGTGATCAGCAAGAAGCCAACAAAAAGGCTAATGAAGAAAGACAAAAGGTTATTCAATCTTGGTCTACCAAATTAGACAAAGTGAAGGCTGAAATAGCTGATTACGATGAAATTGTAAGCACGGCTGATGTGGTGGTTAGTGATGATATTCGAGATTCTATTTTGGAAAGTGATGTTGGACCAAGAATCCTTTATCACCTTGCAGAGGACCTTGAATATGCTCAAAAACTGGCACAAATGCCCACGCGAAAGGCTTTGATTGAAATAGGAAAACTGGAAAAGCTATACGAGAAAAGTGAAGCCAAAACAGAGACTGTAGCAAAAAGTAGAGCACCAGCACCAATTCGGCCTTTAAAGGCGGGTAATGGCCAAGCGGATATCCCTATTAACAGTAGCGGAGAATTCCACGGCACTTATCAGTCTTGGAAAGAAGCTAGACGGGCTGGCAAAATCCGTTAAATTCAAATCAAGGAAATCAAATGAGTAATAATCTCTTAACGATATCCAAGATCACCAATGAAGCATTGATGGTTTTGGAAAATGAGTTGACTTTCACTAGTGAAGTTGACAGAAACTATGACGATCAATTCGCCGTTGTCGGTGCAAAGATCGGTAACACAGTAAACGTTCGTAGACCAGGCCGTTTCATCGGTACAACTGGCCCAGCATTGAATGTTGAGGACTTTAACGAGTCTAGCGTACCAGTGACTTTGAGCACTCAATTCCACGTTGATACTCAATTCACCACGCAAGATTTGGCGCTAAGTCTTGATATGTTTAGTGACCGCGTGTTGAAACCTGCAGTGGCTGCTATTGCCAATAAGATTGATCGTGACGGCTTGGTGATGGCCAAGAACAACACGGCCAATATCGTTGGTACAGCTGGTACACCGCCCACAGGTTTGATCACATATTTGACCGCTGCTGCTTACTTGGATGCTGAAGGCGCACCTCGTGATGGCCGTAGATCATGTATCGTTGAACCTTTCACAAGCGCCACAATCGTTGATTCTTTGAAGGGTCTATTTGTACCCCAAGAAGCAATTGGCGAGCAGTATCGCAAGGGTTTGATGGGTCGTGACTCTGCTGGTATGAACTGGAAGATGGATCAGAACGTTGTTTCACAAACATTCGGTTCTTATTCAACTGCCGTGTTGTCTTGCAATACATCGACTGCAACTGGATTCCTAACTTCTGGTTGGGCATCATCTTCAACAATCGCCTTGTCAGCAACAACTGCAAGCGCATCGTTGAACGTTGGTGACGTTATCCAAATTGCTAACGTGTACGCTGTCAACCCCCAAAATCGCCAGGCTTATGGTTCTAACAAATTGCGTAACTTTGTCGTGACTGCTGCCGCTACTGTGGCAACATCTGGTACAACTAGCGTGACTGTTAGCCCTGCCGTGATTACTGCTGGTCAGTTCCAGAACGTTAGCGTGACTAACGCTGGTGCTTCAACAGTAACACCTTTCAACAATACTGGTACTGTCTCACCACAGAATATCATTATGCATCGCAATGCGTTCACATTGGCAGTCGCTGATCTTGAGTTGCCAGAGGGTGTCCACTTTGCTGGCCGTGCCTCCGACAAGGAAATCGGTTTGTCAATGCGTGTCGTTCGTCAATATACCATTAACGTTGCAAATGATTCGTCATTTGCATTGGTGGCCTAATACTGCAAGGTATTACGGAAAAATCTTCTCTGATTGACTTGGAACTCCAGAAGTGGACAACAGGGCGCAAGCGATAAAAAGCAGCGTGAACGACTAAGTGAGAAGACAACCTGTAACAAGGTTGATGCGATAGTCTGAACTGAGACGCAACTTAAAAAAGAAGTCTCAGAGGGTAAGTCGAAGAACTAACCCCGCCATGTAAAAGTGGTCAGTAGCCGAAAGGTGAAAGTAACAGAGTGCAATAATGACAGTATTCCAACACGTTTAGATGTCCTCTACGGATGGGCACCTCTGTACCCTGAGTTGGCTTGCCGTATTGCAGCCTAATTAACAATTTAAGGAGTATTTAATTATGAGTAATCCCGGACCAGCAACCACAGTCAGCAATCATCCACAGAACTTGACTACAAACCAAGCCTTGCGTTTGATTGCTTCAGCTCAATCAGTTAACTTGGCCTACGCTGGTGACACAGCAATGGCTCTTGTTGATGTGAGCAAATT